TCTGAATCATCTAAGTGGACAACTGCCCACAGACTTCGTGGTATTGCATATATGTATGTACGCCTTACTTTTGATGCGGATACTTTTCCTAACGGAATACCTACATTTACGGCTAGTATAAAAGGTAAGAAAGTATATGATCCCAGAAACAACACTACAGCCTGGTCAGATAATCCAGCTTTATGCTTAAGGGATTACTTAACATCTAATTATGGTCTAAACGAGAACATCTCTAATGTAGATGATGCATTAGTTACTAGTGCAGCTAACGTATGTGACCAGACTAACACTATAGCTAGTACAACTCGTTACACCTGTAATGGTTCCTTTACTACAATCGCAACCCCTTACGATGCTATGAGTGAGATGCTTAAGTCTATGGGTGGCTCATTGTGGTACGCTCAAGGTAAGTGGAGAATGAAACCCGCGTACTACACTTCACCAGTAATGACCTTGAACGATGATGACTTGAGGTCTGGCATAGCTGTATCTACAAGGCACTCAAGAAGGGATAACTTTAATGTTATTAAGGGTACATTTCGTGGAGAAGAAAGCAACTGGCAGACTACAGATTATCCACAAGTAACTAACTCTGCCTTTTTAGTTGCTGACAACAATCAAGAGTCAGTGGCTGATGTAGACTTAACATTTACTGACAACTCTATAGAGGCTAGGCGACTAGCTCTAATTACCTTGGAGCGCAACAGGCAGCAACTTACAGTAAACGCTAGTTTTGGTCTTAGGACGTTAGAACTACAGATTGGCGACAATGTTAGAATAAATAACTCTAGGTTTGGTTGGGTAAACAAACAGTTTGAGGTTGTTCAATGGAGCTTTGGTCTTGTAGACGAAATTGACTTACAGGTTGAGATGACCCTTCGTGAAACCGCTGCATCTGTATTTGATGAGGTTTCAGATGGGGTTGTTTACGAGAGAGATAACACAACTCTACTTTCACCATTCTCAGTACCTACAGTGGGTATTACTGCTAATGTAGTTGCCCGTGTGTTTGCTGAGAAACTTGTAAACGAGTTAACCTTAACAATAACATCGGCTGCACCTGAGAGAGTTGACTATATTGAGGTTCAGTATAAAGACGCAAGTGAGAGTGAATACAAATCAGTAGGGACTGGTGATCTAGGTAGATTTACTATCATTGACTTAGAGAAGTCTTTCTATGACGTGAGAGCTAGAGCTATAAACAGCTTAGGTATTAAAGGCGAATACGAGTTCTTACAGAATATTGAGGTTGACGCTCTGTCAGCACCACCAGCCGACATAACTAACTTTGTGTTTGAGATAGCCTCTGGTAGCCTATTCCTACAGTGGGATGGTGTACCTGACTTAGACTTATCTTACTACCAAGTGAGGCATAGCCCTCTAGTATCTGGTGCGACTTGGGGTGCTTCCAGTTTAGTTCTAACTAAAATAGCACGTCCAGCTACTAACTCAAGCCTACCAGCACGATCAGGTACGTTCTTGATTAAGGCAGTAGATAAGAACTTAAACTACAGTGTTAATGCAACAAGCATAGTTGTTCTTCCAAATCAGTTACCCCCTTTGGGCGCTGTTAATTTAATCACGGAGAATCCAGCTTTTGCTGGGGCTAAGACTAACTGTATTGTTGTCTCAAATAAACTTGAGATAGATAACACATCTGCATCTGCACCTACAGCTACATACCTCATGCAAAATACTTCCGACTACATTGATACAGGAACAAGCAGAACAGCTAGAACTACTGGAGATGTTGTGTTTGAACGTATATATGATAACGGGACTTTACTCTGGGACGCTCTACCCCAGAACTTTGATACATGGCCAGACTTATTTGATAACTGGACAGATGAAAATGCAGGGTTTGCTGACGTATCTGTAACTGTGTTTGTAAGAGCAACACCCGACAATCCCGCTAGTAATCCTACATGGGGACCATACATAATCGCTAATGGTAATCAAGTTGTTGGAAGAGCCTTTGAGTTTAAGGCTGTACTTAACAGTATCCACACTTACTTCTCACCAAGTATAGTAACCCTAACAGGAAAGGTAGAATTTTAATGGCTCAACACGACTTAAACATTGCTAACCAAACGGCAGCTTCTGCAAGAGCAGATATAAACAACGCTCTATCTGCACTAGGCTCTAACAATAGTGGAGGTTCAGCACCATCAACAACATACTCTAACATGACTTGGTATGACACATCAGCCAACTTACTGCGTATAAGAAATGAGGCAGACTCCGCTTGGATAACTATAGGTTACGTCAATCAGAGTGGTGGTGTGTTTAACATAATTGATAACACTCAAGTGGTAACTACTGGTGGTACTGCTGCTGGATTGCTTGGGGATCAAACAGCCTCTACTTGGACTACAGGTACAGGGACTACAGAAAGTCTTGTGTCACCAGCTAAGATGAAAGCAGCAATACTTGCAAATGCCGCTTCTGGTTATGCTCAACCTACATCTATTGATGCAGTTGGAACCTATGCCTGGCTTATGAGAATTGCTACTGGCCAGTATGATTATATTAATCAAGGTGCATCTATAGCTGGTGGGGATCTAAGGTTTAGTGGTATAACTAAATCGGTTGGTAACGCTATTTTTAACGGGATTGGTACTCAGCCTTCTGGAACTTGGAGAGCTATGGGAGTTATGCAAACAGGCTTTGGTGGGTACAATCTCCGTATGTGTTTATTTTTGAGGATTGCTTAATGAATTATCGAAATGCAAAATACACTAATACAGCAAGGACGCTGATTTATTGTGATATAAACCATCCAGTTTATGGTTGGATACCTTACACTCTTGACCCCTCTGATACAGACATGGAAGTAAATAATAATGATATACTTGCAGCAATGCAGGTAGCTAATGACGTAGAAGAATACGTTGCTCCAACTCAAGAGGAGTTCGATTCCTCTGTTGCTATTGAGGTTCGTGACGAAAGAGACATGAGGTTATTAACAGAAGTTGACGTTGTGGCGGGTAATACATTACGTTGGACTTCTCTCACAGAACATAAACAATCAGAGTGGGAAACATACCGTCTTGCTCTACTGGACATAACCGCACAAGACTTCTTTCCCCATAATGTGGCTTGGCCAACTAAACCAGAATAAGGATACACTAGATGTCATATAAATTAGGAATACGTAGCGCACAGAGTTTGTCTGGAGTACACCCTGACTTAGTTGCTGTTGTAGAAGCAGCTATTAAAATAACAGAAGTAGACTTCTCAGTAATAGAAGGCATACGTGCCTTAGAGCGTCAAAAGCAACTTCTTAAGGAGGGTAAGTCCACAACACTTAACTCACGGCATATAACTGGTCACGCTGTTGACATGGTTCCTTACCCCGTAGACTGGGAAGACCTAGATAGGTTTGAGGATATGGCAGAAGCAATGAAGGTTTCTGCTGAAGAGTTAGGGATTCCTGTCGTATGGGGTGGTGACTGGAAGAATTTCTATGACGCACCTCATTTTGAATTAGATCGTGAGGAATACCCTGCATGAAACAAGAGCCTTGGCATCTATCTAAATCCGTACCCTTAACTTTAGTTCTTGCCATAGCTGCACAAACTGTCGCTCTTATATGGTTTGTAGCTACACTTAGAAACGATGTAGACACTAATCACGACAACATTGTACGCATGGAAGCTAGGACAAAGACCCTAGAGTCATTAGTACATGCACAATCTATTTCCCTAGCTCGTATAGATGAGAACATAAAGGCCATCCGAAAAGCTGTAGACACTATGGCACTTAGGCGATAAAATAAAATACTATTAGACATAAAAAAGCCGTAGGTATCCACTCAAGGACGCCTACGGCTTTTCTGATTCTATATTCCCACTGTGGGGGGTTAAACTAAGTCTACAAGCTCACAAGAGTCGCCAGAGCAAGCCAAGGTTTGACTACCAGAGGTATTGTCCTCTTTTTCATACTCTGATAGCTCTTCCCAATTAAGCTTGCTGGGCATACAAGACAGTAGGGTCTTATAGTCAGTCTTGCTACACTCTTGGTACGGAGCCTGTTGGTAGGTGTGTTCATTGTAAGGCAAGAAAGACACCCCTGACATTTCATCAAAGTGCTTATAAACAAAAGCACCAACTTCAAACCATTCTTCAGACCTGACGTTTATTGTAACAGATGGCTTGTGTTCACAGAAATGTCGTTGGTACATTAACCACATCTCTAGTTGCTCTACAGCAGTCATGTCGGACGTAACTACAGCACCCTCTGGTGACTTTTGAGGGAAGCTAAACACCACTGTTGTATCAGGTTTCATAGCACAAGGTTCATTCGGGATACCCTTATCCTTAAGGAAGTTAGTTAAGGGGTCCTTAATGTCACCACGAACAGTACGAATATAATAGGGTGAGTGCCTAGCGTGAATCCCAGAACTGGAATTAACAAGTTGTGATACCGTGCCCGAAGGCTTAACGCATGAGATAGCAGTAGCGACAGGGATGCCAAGGCGTTCAGCCCACTCAGAATTAGTAGCGACAGCGACATTTTTAAGATGCTCCAGTGTTTTAGCTAACCCGCTATTACGAAGTGTAGTTAGCTGGTTGTCCATGATACCAGTGAGGCTAACCCCCAACAGTCTCTCTTCTTCAGTATTATCCTTGAACTCTTTACTTA